AAGATGTTGAAGAAACCGACGACAATGTTCCGTATCAGCATCTGTTCCGTTGCACTAACGATCACATATTCAGGTTCACGGAGCAAACGAGAAAAGATGCAATGTGCATCCAAGTACATACAGATCTCTTTATACTGAGGGATCTCATAGATAAGACCTGAGTCTTGAAACAACTCGTTGAGCGTGGAATACTTGATCTTTTCCATCCCGAGGAACGATCGTATGATGTTCTCGTCGACATATTGACCGATTCGGTCTTTTAGTGTTACTTCCATGGCGTCCTCCTTGTTACGATTCGTGCAGATATTATCTTAATGTCGACCCCAGGAGAGAAAAAGAAAAATCTCTCGGCCCCGTTGGTTAGGACCGAGAGATTGGATATACGGTTACATCATAAGGGCTACGACAGCACGGAAACCTTGTGTAGAACCAATGGTTTCTCCTATTGCGTTATTTCCCGCTATGCCCATTGTGTTTTTTCTGCAATCACCGGCAGTATCAACGATAAGCGCGTAGATGTTGTTACTATGGAAATATCCGTTATCAGATAACCAATATTTGCAGGGTGCAGATTCGTACATTGCGACACGGCTAGAGGGTTCCGTAAACCATGTGGTGATTTGGTCAAACGTTGGTGCATGACATTTCTGCGAGATGCCACTGGAGGATCTCACGATTAGCGCATCTTGCACATTAGACGGCAGTGTTGCGGCAAAATCTTTTGCAGTTGTAGCCAGAGTGCTGCCGGGATACATGCCGGTAGAATTACTGTGCTTACACTTGCTAATGACGTCTTTACTGATCATATAGAAAACGCGTTCGCTGGGCTGAATCGACGTGACGATCCACGAGTAGCCGCCCATAGTAACTTCGGCACCAGTAACGATATCTCCAGTGATAATGTCAGAATAATCCCGAATCGTGTAGTTATCTCCACTGATGCCAATGCCAAGCGCTTTCATTTGTGCTAAGATCTCGTTGACGGTCATACCCGAAATCGTTTGAATATTAGCAATGTTGATGTTGCTCAGATCGATATTACCCATTCCTGTAACCTCCACTGGTTCGTTGTTCGCATCGCCGATGTAGATGCTTCCGGTCTCCGTGTTTACAAAGATCCGGCCACTTTTCAGGAAAGACTATTACATATAGAGCACCAAATCGATGCACACGGAAGGTCGGAACCCGTGCGAGTGCGACTTATAGCTGTAGCCGCGGTCGTCGTTTTCGTCGATGCCCCCATACGAGGTCACGACCCACGCAGCGTCCACATGGGTACCGGAATCGGTAGACGTCCAATAGTAATCGCCTACATTTCTTCGACTATTACTGTTGAAGTAACTAAATCCACCGTATTCACCATACATCTGATCTTTGGTGGCAACAAATACAATACCAGAGGTGTTACCAGCGGTAACACTCTTCAGACATGCCTTCTGTGCTTCCGTAAACTTACTAGCAAAGCTCGTGCAAGCACTCTGCAGGTTGTACCACGTAGATTTACCGGATATACTCTTGAGGGTCAGATATGCTTCAGTGCTGGTCACATGCGAAACAATCCACTGCTGATTAGCCCAAGTGATGTTGTTACCGAGGGTAAGATCTTTTAATGCCGGCCATTCCGGGTTTGTTGAAGGTTCATCTCCACCGCCACCAGTCTCATAGTCACCAATATTGAGCTCGGTGATAAGCTTCACCGGTAAGTTTTCGCTACTGCCGATGTAGAAAGAGTTGTCGGATGTGTTTACATATAACCGGCCGCTTTTCAGGAAAGGATATATTGCGTACAAAATGAAAGTATATGACAAACCTATAATGGAAAGGAGTAAAAAGAACCGATGGGTACACTACATCGGATCTTTCCACAATCGCACAATACGATAGTTAAGATGTTAAGCTAACGCTAGTAGCATTAGACATTGTAACAACCCGTATTACGCGTATTGTATACGGCAATGGGGTCGACAATATTGCCAATGCTCGGGTCGCGCTGGATTTTGGACGAGCCGTCATCCGTTACACAATCCGGAAACGTTAAGAGAGGTAACCTCTCAAGCAGTTTCACAAGCACCGCCTCGTAATCGGGCGGCAGCAATCGAGTCATCACTCGTAATCACTCCTTTCCATGAAACAAAAGTTGTTCCCGATGTGTGTTGTGACACATCGGGAACTTCTTTTCGTGTACTTTCATGGATATAGTATGTATCTCGATTACTATCGTGCCAGGTCGAAAAAGAAAGATCCCCACCCGTATTGGGTGGGGATTTTGTTTTAGTCGTACTTGTAGTCGGTAGCCCAATCTCCGCTATCGAGATACCCGTTATCACGAGCGTTTATCGTAGACATGATGGTTCCGACAGGATCATTGTTGTACAAATCGCCATTCAACAGATGATTGTATCCACGAAGGATCAGATCTTGCGTAGACTGTGAGACGCCCAGATCATAGGTATCATCTTTATCGACCCCTTGCATCCGGTCAATCTCACTCATATACGCTTCGCGTTCTTTGTCGTACAGATCTGCACTTGATTGCGTATGCTGATCGTTCAGCATGTACTGAACCAGTTCGTCTTCTGCCGTGGATTTCTCATCGATATTCCCACGAAGGAGTCTATCGACAAACCGAAGCCCTTCACGAGCGTTTTCGGTAAAGTCATCGAACTCATCTTCCGAGTCGGAAATATTGTAGTAGATGCCTTTGCCCTTCAGACCGGTACCATACCGGACGATCCAAAGCACGCCCATGTATGCCATGGTCACGTCATCGTGCGTTGCACTGCTATGGTCAATGCGTCCATTCTTGACTTCCAAGAACCGAATCTCGTCGTACAGCTCTTTGTAGCCAAGATGACTTGGAGAGTTGTGCACCAACGACTCCAGCGTTTCCATCATCTGCGAACGCGTAGTCTGGTTGGTCAGATGGCCGTACTCAATGCCCTCAACGGTACGTTTCCGGTTGACTGCGTTAACGCCCATGTCAATCACGCGTTTCTTCTTTTCCCGATACAACACACGTCCAATGGATGTATCCAGAAGCTCATCGATCAAACCCTTACCAACGCTGTTTCGCTCGATGGTCAGAATACAGTTCGGATACATCTTCCGTACAATGGTCATAATGACCTTTCGGAACTTGTTCAAGTCGATCATGTTGCTTCGGAAGATTGCCAAGGGATGCAGTGTTTCCGGATGAACAACAACCACCGCGTTGCTGTCTCGTCCCATACTGCCAGCGACGTCAACACCGATCAGTACCGGATTCTTTCCATGGTACTCTCCGTAAACCGTCAGATCAAAGTACTTGTTCAGCTTGTACGTTTCGGAAGTTGTTTCTCTCTGACGGGACAGTTCACCAATCAGTTCCACGTCATCCGGATCGAACGGACTGTTGCCATTGCTGTTCATCCACTCCAGCAAGTATTCACGACGTGCACGGAGCGGATTGTTTAGGTTCTTGTAACGGTATAGATACCATTCTTCCGTTTCACCCAACTGCAGATAGCTATACTGGATAAACAGGAAGGGCATCTTATCCGGCGTGTGGTTGATGCGGTCGTACAGTTTGTTCCGAGACATATCGTAGAAGTTTTCCCGGAAGGGAATGGAGTTTGTCATCATCCGATAGGCAAACTCACCGTGCGGTGTTGCTAAGTCACCTGGTGTTGTGGTGATGCTGATGGCATAGGGAGCGTCATTTTTAATGGCAAGTTCACGCGCTTTTTCGTAGGCAGGTGTAACCGCACTGTAGATCGTCTCATTGAAGAAGATGAAGGCCAACTCGTCGTACCAGATCTTACTCGATGTACGGCCACGAGCCAGCTGGTCTGCTTTTTCCTCATTGCCTGCAGAAGCCATAGCTTCGATCGTAGAGTCAATGCGGTTCTTGATGGTCTTTTCGTTGTTCTTGACCATACGCTTCTCCGAGCCATCCAAGTTATCCACATTGGAGTGCTGGAGCCACAAGGGAAGCATACGAATGGCGGCCTGGATACGGCCGAGGTTGAGGTTAGCTTCTTTCTGGTTCTTGTTGAAGTGCAACAAGGTAGAACCTTTGCAGAACTGATGCGTCCAGGTGAAGTCAGCAATAGCAGCCCATGTCTTACCGGTCTGCCGTGGCATAATCAGATATGTGGAGATGTTCATTTCCATGGCCCACAGATAGGCAAGGTTGCCACGATTCAGAATAAACGGGCTGCCACCGCCCACACCAGTACCAGCGCCGTTTTCGCTGACACGAAAAACTTCACGATAAAAATACCAACGATTATCGGCACATTCGCGAATGATGCGAATCTTCATTTCATCGCTAAGGTTCTTGTCATATGGATCAACATCTTTCAATCCTTTGTCCAGGAGTTTCAAATGGAAATAACAGTTTGAGATTCCCATCTCCTGAAGCAGCAATGTCATCTTAAGAAAACTTGTGTTTCGTGTCTTCAGATGGACATGAAACGTTTCAAGTGTGCTTTTGCTATACGCTTTCATACAGGAGTCTCACATCCTTTCGTTATACGGATGTTCGACCAAAAGAGGATCCCCTCCAACCATAATAGGCTGGAGGGGATCTCGCTGGTAAAAAGGTGTCAGGAGGTAGTTTCAACGTGCCATAGGAAGAAGCACATCTACGCTATAGACATGTTATCTCCGGTGAGTTAAGAGGCGCTGGAGTCGGGGATGGTAACGGGCTTACCGTTCACGATAATCACCGGCTTATTGTCCTCAGTCCAGGGAGTATCGGCCGCACCGGCATAGATGTAACCGATCTGCTGGATGGGAGAAGGAGCCTTGGTGTTGTCGACCTTAATGGTCGTGCCGCTGAAGGATAAGGTCTCCTTATTGTAGGGCTGGACCAGGAACAGGCCAGCATAGGCGGGATCGGGATCGGTGGCGTCATAGGAATTGCCATCCATGATGACCGTACCGATGGGAGTACCGATGAAACCGATGCGCACCATGTTCTTGGAAACCGCAGCATGGTTCTTGTTGATGGTAATGGTCGCACCAGTGTCGATGCCATACAGGGAGATCTGGTTGTGCGTGCAGCACTGATCGGTGAACTCGTTGTTCGAGATGGAAGAACCATCCGCCAGCTTGGAGTAGACATCGATCAGGTTGTAGCTGTACTGGGTCTGATCGCCAAACATGTTGTTGTCGATCTTCACCAGCACCGGAGCCGCCGTGCCCTTGGTACCGATCGAGATGGGCATGGTCTTGGTGTTCATGTTATGGTTCTCGAAGGTACAGCCCTCCATGGTGAATGCATCGACGTTGTCAACGTCGATCAGAGCGTCACCAGTCAGAGTCAGACCCCTCAGGGTCACGGTGACAGGAGCCTTCTCCTCCGAACCCGCATCACCTTCAGCCGTACCCTCCGCGTTCTGCGCGCCATCCACTCTGATCGCACCGGTCAGAACGGCACCATCTTCGCTGATGATGCTGATGCTCTTGGTCACATTGATCGGAGCAGCGTAGGTACCGGCCTTCAGTTTAACGACCGCACCCTCTTCAGCAGCAGCGATCACAGTATCCAGAGTCTGATACTGGGAACCCGGGCCGATCACAATCTGACCTTCCTCCGCAGCTTCTGCCGCAGTAGTCACACTGCCGATCGACACGATGTTAGCGATGTTCACACGGGTCAGGATAGCGTAGTTCTCGTCGGAGCTGTCGATGACCAGCATGGTGGGGTTGATGAAACGATGCACATACGGCTCCGGAGGACAGTCGGTAGGACCGGTGTTCTGGGCAGACGTACTTGCAGCGATGACACGAA